GGATTAGCGTCCATGTTCCAACCAACACCGATTGTGTTAGCTCCCGCCGGACATTTATAAGGCTTCTTTCTTCGGCCTTCATGTCGCTCAATAAATGACTCGATACTTTCTTTCATATTATTTCACCGCACTTTTTAATGAAAAGCCCAACCATAACAAGCCAAGAGTCCCTGCAATAATCGCCGTAACGATTGTTTTAAGCACAATGGACTTACATTGTTCACAGTATTGAATCATTCCGGCTAGCCATTCATGCTGTTTGTAATGCGTTTCGCGGTCAATATAGAACGCCTTTAATTCCTCTTGAAATGCCTCTTTTACAGCTTCCTTGATAGCTTCTCGTTCCATTTGACTGCTCCCTTAAATTTTGTTATGCACTTATCGGCTGGCAGCCGTACCCTTACGGTGGGCGTTACCGCGCCCCGCCAGTCACCCCTTTAAAAAGTTCCTTTAACGTAAAATGTCCGGTCTGCCGTTTGATCTGCGCCGGTTAAAATTCTAAAGTACTGAATACCACCCAAGGGAATATTAATCATATATCCACCGGTTCCCGCAGTTGTCACCCATGCCGTTGTGGAGTCGTCAGATACTTTTTTCCAGTGAAGAGGAACAGGAACTGTGTCTATTTCTGCATCCCTCTGGACTAAGAGGCTGATCGTCGCACTGTCAATAGTGGGGACAAATATCATAACGCCGCTTGCCTCAAATCCTAAGTTAACAAGCGCGGATGTTCGGTTAATGTCCTCACCGGAATATTCAGCCGTAAGGTCAATATCCATCACGACTGATTGCCATTCTATATTAGGGTGTGTTGCCATATCCTTATCCTCTTGGTTATGGCGGAGGCCGAAGCCCCCGCCGAGTTAAGTTAATTATGGTTGTTCAAATACCTCAAATACGTCTGATGCACCTGCAGCATAAAGGGCATATTTCCCTGTTGCGATTGTCGCACCGGTTCCACCTTCGACTTTCAACGTCAATGTCTGGCCGGAATTGTTGTAAACAGTATAAACCTGGCCTGATATCGCTGCTGATAGATGAGCCTGACAAGCACCGTTAGCATTGGAAACAGTAATAAAGCTGCACTGACTTTCTGCACCTGTCATATTCCAATCTGCCGCGCCCGCGCCATAATCATGTGTAGCCGTACAATTCAGCTTTAACGTACCGGTTGCATCTGGAACGGTTAATGTTCTGGCCGCTGTGGGATCGGTAACTGCTACTGTAACCCTGTTTGTTGCATCCGCCGTACTGCCATCAAGAATTAAAGGAGAAGCACCGGAAAGAACTGCCGCTGTCATGTTGGTTGCGCCGGTGATAGTTGTGCCAGCGTTTAAAGTTAGAAGTCCGGCAATCGTTGTTGCTCCATCTGCATCAACTTTGAACTTAACATCGGTATAAGCGTTGTCGCGCATGACAATGAAATTATCCTGTGCATCGCCGTCTGCATTGCGGTCAAGAGAGAGCAAGTAGGAAGCATTTGTCTGACCTGCGCCTGCTGTGCCTTTGACAACCAACATGGCCGTATTTGCACCCATATCGGCAGCAGAGTTTTGAATTGTTACTTCTTCATCATTGGCATCAAGGGAAACAAGTACGTCTTCGTTTGCTGTGATACCGCCTGTTGCCGTAGTTAATCCGGTAACAGTCATGGTAGTATCAAGTTGCGCTGCTTTGGTTAAATGCAGAGACGCAATATTTGTCGGCGCGATTGTTACAGCGTAAGAAGTACCCGCACCCGGAGCCGTTGCCGCGTCTGCAATATAAATCACAGAACCGTCAATAGCTGCCGCGTGTTGGCCTGAACCCTGTTGATTCAGTCTTAAAAGTTGACCGGCTGCAACGGTTGCCGCACTATCAGTAACAAGTTCAATGGCGCCCTGACCAGAAGTTCCCAGCCAAGGACCAAGATCACCATAAAGAACACGGCCCGTCATGGAATTGGCAACATCAACATCAAAAACGGTACTTGCTGCTGCCGTTGTCGTCGGATGAAGAGTCGATGCCGTACCGCCGTAAGATATTGTAGCAGCATCAACGCCAGCCGTAGAACCGCTGGTTATAGCCAGAGCCGCCGCGTCATCAGAGGCAGCGCTGGTTGTAATGGCAACAAGTGGCTTTGTGGTTGTTCCCTGATTACGGGAAAAAGCAAATTGGTCATCGGCGTTTGTGGTGTATGAGGCTTCCACATTGGTAATTGTCGGAGCGCCATTGATAGCCACGGTATCGCTAAGGGTCGTTGCCGCTGCTACCGTTAATGCACCATCAAACTGGATAGCCCCATCAACTTCCAGCTGACCCTTAATGTAAGCATCGTCGCCATTCATGGCCGCTGTGCCAGGGGAACCATTACCAACTTTCAAATTGCCAGAGGGAATATAAAGGCTTCCCGTAACCGCTCCCAGCGTAACGCTTAAATCACCTCCGTCCACTTTGTAAATGGTAACGGTTTGATCTGTCGCATCTTTAAAAATCAGTGATGGAGAATCAGTCGCGCCGTCATCCAAAGTAACATTGGAATCAATAATGGAAGTGATTGAAAGTGTATCAGTAGCCGCATTTCCAATATCAACATTGCCATTAGCTACGACTACTCCAGGGAAAATTGTGTTGCCCGTAGAAGTCCCGCCAATAGTTATTGTGCCATTTCCTGACGCATCAACTGTTAAGGCCGTGTTACCGGTGGCTGCTGCTGCAATGGCTGATTGATAGAACGAACCGGTAAGAGATAAGCCGCCTGTAATCGCAAGATCACCCGTCAAATCAGTGTTCCCAATAAGCGACAAGGTGCCAGCGCCATTGACCTTGATAACATTGATGCTATTTGCTGTTACCAAAAGCGGATCAACGTCCGTATCAGCCGCAACAACTTCAAGCACCGTTCCATCCGTGGGATTGCCGGTTTTCTGTTCAACTCGCATAACAGAAACATCGCCAAAAGCTCCCACACCCTGAAAATTCCATTGATCGGCTGCCGTGGATGTGCCAGTAAAAGTAGATGTAAAAGTCGTGAACGCATGAGTTTTATTTGCATCAGGTGAAGAAATATCATCCCACGCGGTTGAACTGCCTGGACTTGCCCACGACAGAGTCGCGCTTCCATTGGTAGTTAATTGCTGTCCATTTGTACCATCCGCCGAGGGCAAGGTATAAGTTACGCCCCGCAATGTAATACCAGTTGCCGATGAATAGAGGCTACTACCTGATGGAATACTTAACCTTCTATTGGTTGCGTCAAGAGTCATAATCTCATTTTTTGACGCATCATAAAAAACTAAATTTCCGTCTACTCCTTCGGATGTTACGTTATTAAGTTCCGCCGCCGCATTTGTAAATACAAACAAAAGCATAAAAACGGCGATTAAGAATAATTTTTTCATGTTGCCCTCCTTTGGCAATTTAGATTCGTTAATCGTAAATGGCCGTTTCAGGAATATCCGCTATACTACGCGCACCGCTGAGTACAACCCATGCCGCAAGGTCTGTCGTGTTCAGGTCGGCCACGTTCAGTTCCACGCAGTCGTACCCGTCGCCGAGGTCGTCCGCACTAATCGGGATGTGATACAGTTTGTAACCAACATCATCAACATTGAACGTGTTGCCGGATACCGCGACAGGGACGAGGATATCCTCGTTGACCTGTATGCCGTTCGCAACGACGGTTTTCCCGCCGGAGCAGGTTACTGTCTCGTTATCCACGAAGGTACTTCCATTATAAGCGTAACAAATCAGTTCCGACCCGGTGTCCCTGACGATTGTTCCCCTACCCGCGCCACTTCCGCCTAAAATAGTTTCTCCTGCCGCAGCCGGAGTGTCAACGGACGCCCCATCATATTTCAGGATGAAACCGGTTTCGTTGCGCCGCGTAAAAGCAAGAGCAGTTGAAGGACTGCCGCCCACGCTCGTTCCTTTGTGAAAGGTGATAGCCCCCGCCTGTCCGATGGTAGCGCCGATCATCACATAAAAGTCTGCTTGCCGATAATTTTTCATACTAATCACGTCGCCTACGAGTGCCCCGTCCTGTTGGGACGCCCAGAGAATAGGGACGGTGTGAATTTTATTATTTTCCTGTTGCATTTTAAATATCCTCCTTATGCAATTTTTTAATTTACGCTCTTGATGCTAATACAACAAACGGACTAACGGTGTTGCTGTTGCCCTTGTACGGGGTTAATGCTGAACTCCAACGCGGCTGGCCGTCAAAATAAGAAATGAAGCGATAGAGTTCCTGATCGTAGATGAAATCAACATGGATGCTCATTGCTTCCTGAATGTCGCCCTTATCAGCGCAAACATACTGACTCCAATCAGCAAGAATTATATCGCCAACAGTTCCAAGGGTCTCGCACTGTTCAATTTCAACAACCGGTGCGCCCTTGATTCTCAAGATTCCCTGTGAATCATAGGCGACAAAGCGCGGTTCGAGTGCGCCAGTTCCGGCGGTAATGGAAAGCTCATCAAGTTGTGGCCCGCAATCCCTATTGATTAACCACACTGCATTCTTGCTCATGCCACGATAACGCGCCCACATATTCGACAAATTCTTTGTCAAAATGGTTTTTGCTTTCTGACCGGTTTCTTTTGGAACAGAAACAAGACATCCGGCATTAAGAATGCCCATTGCTTCACCGGCACCTGAGCCGCGAATAGACAAATCCTGACCTTTGAAAGCAAACTCATCGCCAAAGAGTTGCCGAACTTCCTGACCCATAAACGTGACGTTTCTCATCATTTCGCCGGATGCTGCGAAAAGGCCGGTCAGTTTCTGAGGTTCAATTCTGATTGTTTTCATCTTGGTTTTACTTGCGGTAAATTCGCCGAGTTCTTTATTGGTATAAACACGAATGCCACCACCACGCGAACCGGTTACGCGACTTGATTCATCAATGCCGATAATCTCGACATATTGAGAAGCCGTAAGGGTACGCTTTGATGTGCGGGGCAGAATTTCGCTGTTGTTGAATCCGTTGGTCATCAGTTCAACGGCGGTTTCGCCCTGGAGAAATACGCCGCCCTCAGTCGGCACACCTACGGTCATTCCGCCGGATGTTGCCGCGCGGTTTTCTTCTTTGAGTTGCTTTTCCAGCCGTTCAATGCTGCGTTTCTGCGCTCGTTCTGTCCGTGATCTGGCCTCTTTTACTTCGCTATCGTTGAAGTTCTGCGGACGCGTCATAGTACGAATATCCATCAACTGCTGTCCGAGCATTGTCGCCGCCGAGCCGCGATAAATTGGCGCGTCGGGAATTGTAATTTTGCCTTCACCCTCAACGGTCAAAGCAAAACCTTCTCCATACAGTTCGCCGCGAAGTCTTTCTTCTTCTTTGGCATCTTCCCATTCACGTTTTGCCGCTTCTATTTCGGCCTTATGTGTGGCTCGCTGGGTCAACTCTTCTTCGGTCATACTGCGTTTTTCGGCTTCGGCTTTTTTTCTTATATCTTCCATCGCCTTGAACGCGGCATCCATTCTCTTTTGGTATAAATTCATCTTAATTTCCTCCTAATTGATTAATTTTTCTGAATAGTTCATCTTCTTCTTTTATTGAGTTCAGCGCGATCAAGGGATCAACTGAATCACTTTCGCCATTCGTGTGATTGGCGTTGTTTCTGTGTTCTTCCATTTTTCTTAAGGCTACCGACGTGTCATTAAATGCCGCAAAGACAACCGGCGACACATCAAAGACTTCTTCAATTTCAACGATTGTCCTTTTGGTGACCTTGGGGTCCGTGTAATCCCACTCGTCAACAGCGACGGTAAATCCGTAAGACGATTCTTTTACATCGCCACGGTCAATTGATGTCATTAAATCCCTGGCGCTTTGCGTATCAGGCGGGATGATTTCATAATAAAGGCCGTTATCATCTTCATTCAGGATAAGGGTGCCAGCACTCTGGCGTCCAAGGGGCAAGGTGTCTGTGTCGTGATTGAAAAGAGCCCGGGCGTCAGAGCGCATCAATGCTTTTTTAAACGCACCTTTGCGGACGTACTCAATAAATCCCATATCCTCTGATGGTTTGTCGAAAACAGCGGCATAACCGACTATTTTTCTTAACTTGCCGTCATCGCTTGTTATCGCCCTTGTTTCGTTCGCTTTCCTTTTTTCCTTTTCCATCGTCTTTGACCTCTTTATTTTTCCGCGTGTCATATTTCGGCGGAATTGCTTTTTCGTAGTTCGGTTTCAATGTTTCACCGCCTTTAAATGCTCAATAACGCTGTTTCCGAGCGTTAAAACCTGAGTTCCGGCTATTTCTTGCGCTCTTTCTGTCTCTAATTCGTTAATTTGATCATCAAAACTGCCGTTTTTTACTGCTTCAATAAGTTCAGAATGGGAATTTTTCGCGTAATTTTCGGCAAATATTTCGGCTTGTTTCGCTATAAATCGCTCAAATTCCGGCCTCTGACCGTTCAATTTTAGGCCGTTTAGTTCCGTTTCCATGCCTATAATTGCCTCAGAAAAGCTCATAAAGGCCGGCAAAACCTGTCTTTTGATAAATTCCGGCAGTTCTTTGTAAAATTCATCAGCGAATGCAGCAAAAGTGCCGTTATTATGCTTCTCAAATCCCCATCTGAGGCGCTTTGTCTCTTTCCTGATAATTCTCTCAGCAGCATCGACAAAAATGCGTTGATAGGCAGATTCGAGGCGGGCGCGGTACGTTGCGTGGTTATCAATGGAGTTTTGTTGTTGATCTGTCTGCTTAATGCTCTTGCCGGCGTCTTCCAGGGAAATAAAATTCAAAGGCACAAATCTTTTATCGCCTTCCGGCCCGATAGGATTCCAGTTTTCCAGTTCCGCAACTTGATTCGGAGTGATTCCGCCAACGGCAAATAAGTTTGTATAAAACTCGCCACGAGCCGCCGAGTCTCCGCGCAAAAGCCCTTCAAGATTATGCTCCCAGAAATATTCACCATATTCAGAGGGGTCTAAAAGGTTCATATTGAAAGATTGTTCAAGGCGGACAAGCCACGCCCTTAAAGTCTTAGTTGCGTAATCAATGGCAAACTGTTCAGCGCTGGCATATGTTGAAGCCTTGTCAAACTCACCGTATTGCTGCGGGGAAAGTCTGTAAATTCTCGTGCCGATTTCAACATTGGAATATTTTTTACTTTCTAAGAACTGAGCCTCATCATTTGGGATAGAAAGTTTTTCAATTTTTTCATTTTCCTCTACCAACATGATCCTGTGCGCCCTGCTCAATCCGCCATAGACCTCTTCGAGCGCTTCACGTCTTGATTTCGGGTCTTTAAGCGCAACTTTTGATGAAAGAATTAGCGATGGCCTGATACCGTTCTCAAAATATGCTGAGCCATACTCTTCAAGAGTCTTTCCAAGTCCAATAGCTTCACGCGCGGCCGCTATCGGGGAATATCCAATAAGTCCGTTGAAACTCAGGCCGGGAGTGTGCAGAACTTGACGTTTTGGCAGAATCACATCTTGCAATGAAGTGCCGCCCATTTTGATTTTATAAATGATCTGCTTTTTTTCGTTACGCTTTACGTTTACCCTATCCGGCGTGATCGGCCAGAGAGCTTCAATTTTCCCAATAGAGCCTTTAAGCTGTTTTTCTGCGTAACCGTTCCCCCAGCTTAATAAGTGCGCGGCGTATGTTTCGCGGAAACTCATTGCTGTCATTTCGGGGTTTGGTTTGTCGTGGAGAAGGTAATATCGATCATCGGCAGTCGCCTTGTCTTTGCCGCCACTTTTCCGGCGCTTATAAAGGTGCAATGGGAGTGACGCTGAATCTTCGGAAATGATTTTTATACAGCACCAGACAACAGCAAGTTGCATGGCGTTAAATTCGGAAATGGAAGAGCCGGATTTTGTTTTCGTGCCTTGTCCACCAAAGAAGAAACCGCCCGGTTGGTACCATTTATCATCCAATGGTCCAGAGCTAAGGCGTTTTTCCATGTTGGATATCATTCCCATTATTTAGGCACCCGAATGATCCAGCCAAGGCCAAGAAGCATTGAGACAACGCCGAACGCTGTAAATCCAAGCCAAGGGAAGAGTTTATAAAGACCGTAACCAATGCAGAACAAACCGCCGTAAACAAGAACATCCCGAACATCGATAGCTTTTATTAAAACTTCGATTCGGGAACTTAATGAGCCGAAAAACTTTGCGATTTTTAATAGATCAATTATTTTTTTCACTATTTCATCACAAAAAAAGCCTCTGCAATGTTTATAAATCTAATTTTCGTGGCTTAATTATGAATGAAATAATAATTGAATGATACGGACAGAATATGACAAAAGCTGTCAATATATGACAAAAGCTGACATTTATGAGGCGTGTTCGTTTGATTTCCAGTTTTCGGCTGTTTGCTTCTTAATTACAGGATGTCCCGCTTTATTTATTTTTACCGGCAATCCCTTGTGTTTAAAATAGCGGATGGCTGTTCTTTCGCTGACTTTTAAAAACTTAGCTATTGATCCCCAGTTTTCAAGAATATCATCCATAAGAAACTCCTAATTTATTGTTTTTCGTTCTATCGGTTTAAATGATTGCGCTAGTTGCTCAAACACAGCACTTTGAACGAGCACCACCGAAATAACTTCCGCCGCCGCTCTCAATACTGTAACTTTTTCTTGCGGTGTTAATTTTCTTTCGGAAAGAAATTTTAATAATAATCCTGCCTCTTGATTGATTTTTAGTTCATCCATGCTTTCTCCTTTATTTTCCTGTCATTCTGGCGATCATGGCCTCTTTACTCATGCCATCGTAAACTGATTTAGTCGCTCTGGCCTCTGGATTCATAGCCATAAGCGCCACCGCCGACAGCCCTGCCATTAACGGGTCAATCTTTCCAGTTCCGCTTGCTGACTTTGTTATTAAAATTGCGTTTCCTTTTGGCTCTACACGGGCATTCCCGACACACCATGCCATCATACGGCTGCCGTCGTGAATAATCTCTTTAGCGGCAACCTTGCGCTCTGTGGTTTTAATAGCACTGTTTAATCGCCACCCCTGAGAAATACCGACAATCCGATCATGTTCTATTTTCCCGTTGCCGTTTTCGTCGCCGTTTTCCAGTTCGTCAACTATCGCCCCTATTCCCGACGGATCAACGCCGATACGATCAAGCAGTCCCGACGCGTCACACTTTCTCACGATATCCCCAAACTGCTTCACGTCCTGGCCGATTTCGTCAATGATGATCAGATCCCCATCTTTGGCGAAGTCGTGATACTTGGGCGCCTCTGATTTCCGGCGCTCAAGTGCGATTGCGTGACACCATGCGCGTGACCACCAATACCAAACACCCATTTCAGCGTCCCGGCCAAGTACGGTCATTCCCAGAAGGTCATCAAGCCCGCCGCCGTCTCCGCCGATCTCAATCACTTCACAATGCTCAAAGATGAACTCAAGAGATACTTTCCCCGCCGCCGCTTCCCAAAAATCAGCACCAGCCCAACGTTGGGCCT